GCATCATAAGCATGGTCATCAGCTTTCGTATCCACATCTTCAGGATTTGTTTTAGAGAGGGGTAATGTAGGCATAGTTCGGATGAGATTATTGCAAGTGGAAAAAATACGTACACGAGGATTTCCGTAATCATCACAAGCTAACCTTCGATGTATTTCTATCTTTCCTGCCATTCGATTTCTGTCTGCCGGTATCCATCTTACTCCCCGTCTTATCATCGTTTCTGCTATACTAGGACCTAAACCTGTTTTATTCCAACAAGAGGAGTCCAAAGTTGCATGTTGTACTACAGGATCTTCTCTTTCTATCTCCAAGATAGTATCTCCTAATCGTTCTCCTGTAAATCCTTTAACGTACAGCTCTCTATATATCCAAATATTGTTATCCCAGTCAATTGCACCCCAAAGTATACAGGAAGGTGAGGCATATCCATAATCTCCTGATCTTATTCTGGCCCAACCTTCAGGAATAGCAAATGGTTCTACAACGTGCATACTTTTACTAAACTCTGTAAAGGCTGCACCTTCGGCTACATCCCAATCTCCATCGAGTAGTCTTTTTCGTTCTACTTCTGGCAAGGACATCAACATTGCTTCATATTGACCATCTTCAAACAGATAAGGATTGTCTGTTAATCTGGCAGGTACAAACTTTCTTAAAAATAAAGGTTCGTCTCCTTTAGGATGTTCTAGTGGATATTTAAGAATTTCTCCACTGTCAAAATCCCTAGCCCAGAAAGGTTCATCAGGTGGTGCATGATCTAAGTACATCTTCTTAACCCACCAACCTCCAACACCACCGGGGTTTGCTGTACAACGCATGTACATTTTTAAATTAGGGTCTGTTGTTCTAAGTCTAGATCGTAAGTAATTCCATACGTATGGTGTAGGATATTGTGTTATTTCATCTATTCCTATCCAATTAAAAGCTTGTCCTTGGTATCTTGTTACGTCTCGATCATCATCAACGTAGGAAAACCATACTTTAGCACCCGTAGGAAACTCCCATGTTGATTTAGCCTGTTTAAATATTGCACCGGGGAAAGCTCTTGTATATAACTTTTGGCTTTTATCTATTAACTCTGTTAATTCTGCCAGTGTTCTTCTTAGTAACAGCCCTCGATGGTTAGAATTAGATGCATCTCTTAATAAATCAGCTAAAAGTGCATACGATTTACCACCTCCAGCAGCTCCACCATATAAAATATCACGTTCTGGAGACTCTAAAAAGGTAGTTTGTGGTCCTTTATTCGGTCTAAATATAACATCGTGGTCTTTCAGATGATCTCGTAGTGCTTTCGGAACGTGGTTTAGATCATCTGTTGTAACTACAGACTTTCCTCTACCTTTTAATGCATCATCTACCTTTTTAGATGCCTCCTGAGCCTTTTTAGCTACTGCCCTAGCTCTTTTTGCCTGTTCTGTTAGCTTTTCAGCATTTTTCCGTTTAGCAGAAAGCTTCTTTTGAGTAGCAAGTTTGGCTCTCATGCGAGATGACCAACTATAGGAACCTTTTGACTGTCCTTCTTGTTTAGGAGGTCTACCTCGTTTTTTCTTTTCTGTTTCTATAAGTGTAATCCTTTATTCATACGTTTTGTCAAACCGGGATTAGATATTCTTCTACCTGAAGCTACTGTCAACCATCTTGCAGCCTTAGCTGCTCCACAAGTTCGTACATAGTCAAAGGCTTTATCTAACAGTTCAAGTTCCTTCTCTACAGGTTCATATATCTTTTGATCTTCAGATAACTTGTAACCAAAAGGTACAGTAGAAGATGTTCTATTTATTTTCATTATGTTACTACCAAATGTTTCATTTTCTTATATTCTTATGCACACTTACAAGGATTTTCTTCTGTACATTCACAAGGATCACAGGAACATCCTTCACATTTGCACTCCGAGTTTTCACATGTAGTTTCTTCAGACATATCTAACCTTTCTTATACCACCACCTTTGGCATATTTTTTTACAGATCCACCGTGAGCTTGAGGTTTTTTATATCCAAGATGTTTAACTATTTTATCTATATGGTTTTGTGTATACTTTGTACCCCAAAATCCGGGACCAAAAAGGTCTATGCCCTTCTCCCACATTTCATCTCCAACAGGATTTATTGTTTTACCTTCAGCCATGTCTGACCTTTCTCATACCACCACCTTTGGCATATTTCTTTACCGATCCACCTTTATTAAACTTGGCAGTAACTTTAAAATAAGCACTACCTCCCCTTCCTTCACGTTTTGTAGCTTGCACATGTATATCAATTCCCGGTGCTATATTAAACATCTCTCTAAATTTTATTTTAGCATCACCTTTATTACCAGCTGCTATAGTCTTTGTAACTGTAATTGGACCTTCTTCATACTTAACATTAACACCATCTCTACCACCGGTTTCTACTGAAACATTTTCTCCTAATGGAATGTCGGCCATCCTCTACACCTCTTCTATTGTTACGGTAGGCATTTCTTTCTTGGCAGGCATTAGCACTACACCGTGAAGAATCTTACCTTCCATTTCTATTTTTTCTTGCTTTCCGATACCTACTCTATCCAACAACGTTTGAGCAGCTTTCAAACGCAACTCTGCTCGTGGGTGCTCTCCCACATCATTCATTCCCTCTACTACTCTATTTATTGCTTGCACAGAGTGTGCAGCTAGTTCTGTTTTAGCTACCTCTAATATCTCATCTGCCAGTGTCTTTAACACTACGTTACGTGAATTTTTAGAATACCCAGCTTTTTCAAGAGCCAGATTGATATTACCACCGGTGTCAAAGAGATTGGACAGAAATGATTTCTGTTTGTCTGTCAGTTCCCTTTTCTTCTCTGCAAGTATTCCGTTGTGTTGCATTAGTAGTTCCAGTTTCTTTTTTTTGTTTTTCTTTTAACTTTACGTTTAGAAGTAGTAGATTGTACAATACCTCCACCATACATACCTTGACGTTGCTGTTGTTTTATCAATGCATCCTCTTGAGGAAAAGGTGTTTGAGGATAAGGTAATTCTGAAGTACCTTCTGGATCTATTTCTGTAGGTATTAACAGACTAAGAATACCAGCTGCTTTACCAAGTGCACCTCTTAATAACCACGGTTGTTTATTTACTTTAGAATATTTTTCTATTCTTTTTAATTCTGTTTCTGCACGTTTAAGAGAAGCAATTCTTCCTTGTTCTAACCGTTGTGAAAAACCTTTGTCGAGGGCTTTAAGGTCTGATTTAAATGTTTTAGAAATTCTTTTTTCAATAGCCCTTTGTTCTTTAGAAACCCTTTTTTTAGCAGCCTTTTCTACTTCGTTAAAACTGTCATCTAACTGATCAAGTAGATGGTTTCTTAATTCAGGACTCCCAACACCCTTTTTCATAATGTGGGAAGGTATATTAGTACCTTTGTATGTTCCTCCAAGTTTTATACGTAGGTCCTCTATAAAGTTTTTTCCTATACCTTTTATCTTTCTTTGAATTCTAGGAATCCTATATGCTTTTCTATACCATTCCATCATCTCCTTACCACTTTCAAAAGATGGTGGTTTTTTGTAAAAAGGTGGATCCTTCCATGGTTTCCATTTCTGCATCTATGCCTCTTTTTCCTTCTTCTGCTGCCAACGTAAATCATTCGGATTAGGTATCAGATCCTTATCCACATCGGGAGTAATCTTCCAATCGTTGCTGTCCTCTGGTCTTCTTTGAGTAGTATCACAACCTGCATAGGTTATCTTGATATCTTCAGGATTATCTTTTTCAAAGTCTATGATCTTGTCATAATAAGGGCCTACCTGTGTTTGAAAAGTATATTTCAACATCTTCTGACACTGTTCTACTCCTATGTTCTTTGAATAAGGAGCACTTTCAAACTTTGTACACTCACCGTTGAAACATACGATGAGCATAGCTACGTAGAATATTTCTGGCATCTATTTGTACCTTGCTTTACGTACCCCACCACCTTTGGCATATTTTTTTACAGATCCACCTTTTTTTCTTAGCCTATCAGATATAGTTCTTCCACCGGGAAGGTCCCTATCAGATATAGCTCTTCCACCGGGCCATTTTTTTCCTGTTAATCGTTCATATCTTTTTTGGTCAAGGTCAGATATAGCTTTACGAGGTTCACTCATTGCTAT